TTTACAGTAGTGCCCTCAAAACCTAGACCACTTACTTTAGATGCTACTTCTGACGCTGTAGATGATTTAGGTTTTTCCGAAAAAGACCTAGCTGATTGGAAGGCAGAAAACTACGCAAAAGATAAGTTTAGAATACCGCCAGACGATGAAATGGCTGCTGCAGCTACCAATCTTCGTGAGGGTAAAATAACATCAGAAGAGTTTAGAAAGCTATCAGATGAGAGGCAACCTATCAAGCCTATTACGGAGATGCCAAAGTTTCCAACAAAAGAAGAGGTTGTAAAGTCTTTACACGCTACAGACCCAAGGAAAACAAAGAAGGGTGTTTTAGGAGTAAATAAGAGTATTAAAGATGGTACACCTATTTCTTCTAGGTTAGATATACCTGCTTATAATAATTCAGACACTTGGGTTGTATCTTTACATGATGGCTCTGTAAAAGATGGTAAAACCGTAGGTTATGGACAGTCTGCTGTGCTTAATAATGTAAGCTTCACCTCTAACCCATTAGCAGCTTCAAAGATTGCTACAGGTTCAGCAAAAACTACTATTGCTAGAATGCAGGGTGAGTGGCAGAATATGGACCCAGAAGAGGTTTATAAAACAGTAGAAAATCTGTTTGATGATCCTGAGTGGGTACAGGTAGGTATGAATCCTTATAGAGCTTCATACTTCTATGATAAAGCTGATGGTATGCCTGTTGTTTCTGCTGAGCAAGTAATGCAAGTAGGCCCATTAGTATTTGCTAAAAAGGCAAAAAAGACAACTCCTGATGACCCTAGATTTGAGTTTGAGAATAAAGTCACAGGTGTTAAAGCGAATTTTAACGAAGGTGGAATGGCTATGGAAGAACAGACTCAAATGGCCTTTGCGCTTGGTGGATCAGTAGAAGATGTAGATCCTGTATCAGGTAATGAAGTACCTACAGGCTCACTACCCGAAGAGGTACGTGATGATATACCTGCACAACTAAGTGAAGGCGAGTATGTTGTACCTGCTGATGTTGTACGCTTCTATGGTGTTAAATTCTTTGAGGATCTCCGTACACAAGCCAAAGAAGGCTTTGCTGAGATGGAAGCCAATGGTCGTATCGGTGGTGAGCCAATACCACCAGAGGGCATGGAGATGGTTGAGCCAGAGGATGAAGACTTCCCGTTTGACATCTCTGAGTTACAGACAGTCGCAGAAGATCAGCCTATGGTAAATATGAAGGATGGCGGGTACTTAAAAGGCTACAATGAGGGTGGAGACGTAACTACACCTGCTATACCTGACGTTTCTTCTATATTTGAAACAAACTTTATGGCTGACAATATCGAGTATAGAGAATACCGTGACCCAAAAACAGGGGCGGCATTTTCCTTACGCTTTGTTGATGGAAAACCAGATGCAGCAGCCCAAGCTATGATTGACGCAGGGTATACTACATCTGACAGTTACAACCCTTCCCCAGAGATAACTGTGCAAAACCCTGAAACAGGTGAGTCCACTAACATTAGAGCAAATGAAGAGCAAAATAAAGCCAATCGAGAGTTAGAGAACGTTAATACAGCAGCAAAACAGTTTGAAGATTACGAAGATGAAGAGCTTTTTAAGTTAGCTACTAATTTAGGTAGCCCAAAGATAAACAAAGCTTTTTCTGGTCTTAGTACCTTTGCTGGTCCTGTAGGACTTATAGCACAAATAGGTAAACGTGCCACAGGTTTTGCAGTAGCTAGAGAGCTAGAAAAACGCTACAGAGCAACAGATGATGATGCACAAAAAGCTAAGATACAAAAGCTATTTGATGGTGTAACTAGACGCGGAAAAGATGAGGGTCAGGGTATTCTTGGCGGCGGCGGTGTATTAGGCGGCGGCGGTATTCTTAATGACATGAATAATGATGGCGTAGTTAATTTCTTAGATACATGGGCAGGAGATCAGATTGATGATAGCTATGAAGGGCCATCATTAAGTGATAGCTTTCATGGTGCAAGACGTACAGGTGGCACAGGAACGAAGGCAAAGAAGAGTTTAGTTGATCATAAACCTGCTAAACCTACAGGTAACAGAGATCCCGGCCCATCAGGTGCAGAAGTCGCAAAAGCAGCAGCAGCAAAAGCCACTAAAAAAGCCAAAGAGAAAACATCTGGCTTATCTTCTACAGAGAAAAAAGGCGGTGCAGCATTAGACCAATCTTATGGTATATCTGGGTTATCAAAAGGCGGCTTAATGGATAAGAAAAAGAAATAATAACTAAACGACAATAAATAACTATAAGGCTACCCAGCTTAGGCTGGCCCCAACATAAAGGAGTAAGAAATGTCGGAAGCCCAAACTATTGCAGTTGAATCTGTATCACATATGCGTAATATGTCTCGTGTACAGAGAGATGAACAGGAGTTAGCGCAGCTTTTAAAAGATGCTGGCATAAAACAGGACGATGAAGAGCAAGAAGCCTCAACAGAAGAAGCTACTCAAGAGGAACCCAGTAGCTCAGAGTCTGTCGAACCCGAAGTACAGACAAAAAGTGATACCAAACAAGAAGAAGCCTCAGAGGAAGCAGAAGCACCCGCAAAGGATGATGCTGATCTGAGTGCAGAAGAGAAGAGCTTTAAAAAGCGATACTCTGATATTCGTAAGTACATGCAAGAAAAAGATGCAGAGTATAAAACGGAGTTAGATAAGCTAAAGGGTCAACTAGACTTAGCTGCTAAGAATGAGCTTGTACTACCTAAGTCAGAAGAAGAGATTGATGCTTGGACTAAGAAGTACCCTGACGTAGCCGGTATCATTGAAGCTATTGCGGATAAGAAGGCTAATGAACGTGCTTCTGATCTAGATAGTCGCTTACAAGAAATAGAAAGTATGCGTACTCAAGCTAAGAAAGAAAAGGCAGAGGTAGAGCTACTTAACATACACCCTGACTTCGCACAGATCCGCGAAGATGATGCATTCCATACATGGGCAGAAGAACAGCCTAAGTGGGTACAGGATGCTTTGTATGAAAACACAGACGATGCTAAATCAGTAGCTCGTGTATTAGATCTCTACAAGGTAGATAAAGGCATCAAGACAATGAAGCAGTCTAGCAGCGATAAGAATGCTGCTTCTTCTGTAAAAGCTAAGAAGGTATCTACACCTAACCCAGACGATTCATCTAACTATATTAGTGAGTCTATGGTAGCTAAAATGTCTATCAAAGAATACGAGAAGCGCATGGAAGAGATCTTAGATTCTCAGCGCTCTGGTAAATTTATTTATGATATGTCAAAGAAGTAGTTGACAATAACATTATCATAGATAAAACTATAGCATATACACATATATTAAAGTGTGTGTATGCTTTATGAAAAGCACAATCGCCACAAATATAAGACTCACCCTGACGTACAGGCCCAGCGCTTACAGAGAGGCATCTCTAAAGCAAAGCTGACTACCCTACTACAGAAGGCCTCTTTCAAGTGGGTATAGTGTTACTATCAACGCCATATCATTGAAAGGAAACCATTATGGCTATTACATCCGCATCAGGTGGATTTAACGGAAACTTCTCTCCGATTATCTACTCAAAACAGGCACAGATTGCTTTACGGCGTTCTGCTGTCACTAACGCAATTACCAACAACTCATATTTTGGTGATATTGCAAACCAAGGCGACACTGTTCGCATTCAAAAAGAGCCAGACGTAACCGTCAACGCTCTGCAACGTCATACAAACATCTCTGTTGAGAAGCTTGATGATTCTGACTTTTCATTGACCATCGACAAAGCAAACTACTTTGCCTTTAAGATGGATGACATTGAAGAGCAATTCGCCAATGTAGACTTTGTTCGTTTAGCATCTGATCGTGCAGCTTATAAAATGGCTGACTCAATGGATACAGACGTACTGTCATACATGACTGGTTTCACCTCTGCAGGTGCGCTGATTACATCTACTTCTGGTGATGCACAGCACCCAACAGCCAATCAGCTTGATGGTGAATTCTTGAAAGTGAATCACTTGGACGCTACTGACTTTGGTTCATTAGGTTCTGCTGACTCAGCTTCAACAGCCTACGCAACTGGTGACTCAATTCCATTGGCCCCACGTTTGCCTGGTGCAACTGCCTTGTCAACTGCAACTGTCTCACCTTTGACAGTAATTGCACGTATGGCTCGCCAGATGGACACAGCTAACGTTGAGTCACGAGGGAGATGGCTGGTTGTTGACCCAGTGTTCGTAGAGATGCTCAAAGACGAAGACAGTCGCATGTTGAACGCCGATTACGGTGGTGCTGGCTTGCAAAACGGTCTTGTGTTGAACAACTTGCACGGCTTCCGTGTATATGTTACAAACGCATTACCTGCTAAGGGTACTGGCGCTGGCACTTCTGGTGCTCTGGCTCAAGACGCCAACTTTGGTGTTATCTTGGGTGGTCAGGATGATGCTGTTGCTTCTGCAGAGCAGATCAACAACGTGGAAAACTATCGTGATCCAGATTCATTCGCTGACATCGTGCGCGGAATGCACCTTTACGGTCGCAAAATTCTTCGCCCACAAGCGTTGGTCACTGCAGTATACAACGCTGCTTAATTGATGTTATACTTAGGGGCTGGCTACATGCTGGCCCCTTTGTGCTTATTATAAGGGATACCCTCAATGGCTATTACTACAGCAATGTGCAACACGTTTAAGCAAGAGCTACTTGGCGGTGTTCACGATCTTGATACTCACACACTAAAATTGGCTCTAATTAAAGCTTCACCATCAGGTACTTATGGTGCAGCTACTGCTAACTATTCAAATGTTACTGGTAACTCCGACGAAGCATCAGGAACAAATTACACTGCAGGTGGTCAAGTACTAGATGGCGCTGCTATTACTTTAGATGGTAGCACAGCTATTGTTGACTTTACTGATGAAGTATTTCAAAATGTAACTATCTCTACAGATGGTTGTATTATTTACAATACTGCACAGGCTAACAAAGCAATAGCAGTTATTGACTTTGGCGGTACTGTTAGCGCAACAGCAGGTGATTTAACTATTGAGTTTCCTGCAGCTGCAGCAGGTACGGCAGTAATTCGTATTGCATAAGATACTTTAAGGATACCTATCTATGACAATTAAGTTTG